CATTTGCTAGAAAGATACAAATATTAACAGTTGGTGAACAAAGAGCCAAAGTTATGGGCAAAGCGCAAGTGGCAAGTATATTTAAAAAAGGAAAAGAAAGTTTAAGAAAGGCTAGAAAAAATGCAAAAACGTAGCGGAACACCAAAAGGCCTTACTTATTTTAGGAAGGGTGGGGCGGCTTCTAAAAAGTCAAAAGGCAGTAAAATATGCCCAGAAGGTAAAGCATGGGCAAAACGCACTTTTGATACATATCCAAGCGCATATGCAAACCTTGCTGCATCAAAGTATTGCAAAGACCCTAATTACGCTAAGAAGGCCAAGGGCGGTAAAAGAAAGGGTAAGTAATGGGGGAGCTTAAAAAATGGCTAAAACAAAATTGGGTTCGCATTGGTACTGATGGAAGTATCAAGGGTAAATGCGGCACATCTAAAGACAAAAAAAACCCAGACCGCTGCCTACCAGCTTCAAAAGCTAGAAGCCTCTCAAAAGCTGAAAGAGCGTCTACAGCAAGAAAGAAAAAGAGAGCGGGAGCAAAAGGCAAGACAGTGGTATCTAATACAAAACAAGCTAAAGTCAGAAACCTTGAAAAAGGAGGACCAGTTAAGCGGCCTTTCAGGGGTAAAAAAGTGGCTGGCACGGCTGTTGCTAGGGGATGCGGTGTGATAATGTCTAACCGTAGAAAACGCACAAAAGGTGCAGTAACTCAATTATAAGGAGACTTAAATGGCTATGAAGAAAAAAGGCTACCGTGCTGGTGGTAAAGTTAAAAAAATGGCTAAAGGCGGAGCCGCTGGTGGCAAAAAAATAAGAAGAATGTCCAAGGGCGGTGCTATGGGCGGTAAAAAAATGCGAATGATGAAAAAGGGCGGTGCTGCTGGCGGCGCAAGAATGACTGTCGCACAACTTCGTGCTGCTGCTAAAAAGCTAGGATACAAAGTATCTAAAGCTTAATGCCATATTTATATAGCAATGTTCCCTACTTTAAGGCATGGGTGCGGCGCGAATATACTCATAACCATGAGGACTATCATGGTGAGTTTTTGCACGCGATGGTCGTTGGGGTAACGTCCATGCCTAATAGATGTCTGAGCTTCCAAGTTATATTTACTGGAAGTGAAGCAGAAGGTGAGGAAGAAGATACGGTACATGGAGGTGCAATGTGGGCTAGAATGCCTATAACCGCTCTAGTTGCTGATATACCTTTAGAGGAATGGCCTGAACCAATGAACACATATGACGCTCAACCTTGGGATTGTTCATCACATAACCATGCTGTTTATGTGATAGATAGAGCTACGCCCTGCCCTTGGTTGGCTAAAATAGACAGTGAGTTTTTTCCTGCAAAATATCTTTTTACAGTAGATTACTCCGAATCTGAGATAGCAGATGATCCAGCGCAGCATAAACAAAGTCATGTTTTGCAACTTCTTGATGCTGGTGAATGGACAGGAAACATCGTTGCTTTGCCTAACAATCGTGTAAGAGTTACACACCCTGCTTGGTTTGAAACAGGTGAAGGTGCGCCACACTTCAAGCCTTCTCAGCATATACACTATTCAAAAAGTGATTTAGACTATACACTAGATGTAAATAGGATATTTGATAACCTTTACAATGAGGAAGAGTGATGGCTGTATCAGGCTCAACCGATTTTGAATTAGATGTATCTGATTACATTGAAGAAGCCTTCGAGCGCTGTGGTTTAGAGGTTAAGACAGGTTACGACCTTAAAACAGCCAAGCGCTCGATGAACCTCATGTTTGCAGAGTGGGCAAACAGAGGCCTTAACCAATGGACCATAGTTCAAAGAACAATATCACTTACCGCAGGAACCAGCAGTTATACGCTTGGATCTGACGTTATTGATGTTTTGTCTGCTATTGTTCGCAGAAGCGGGACAGACATTAGTATGTCTAAAATTAGTCGTGATGAATATTTGAACATTCCAGAAAAAACCACTCAAGGCAGGCCAACACAGTTCTTTATTGACAGGCAAGTAACGCCCACAATAAAAATATGGCCTGCCCCTGAGAATGCTACTGATGTTATCTACTATGATACGTTAACTAGAATTGATGATGCGGATACTTTCATTAATACTGTTGATGTTCCATTTAGATTTTATCCATGTTTAGCTGCTGGTTTGGCATACTATTTATCTATAAAACGTGCGCCAGACCGTATTCAGATGTTAAAAGCTGTTTATGAAGAAGAGTTTGATAGAGCTTTAACAGAAGATAGAGATAGAGCTTCTTTTAATGTAGCCCCTAGTTTAAGTTTCTACAGGGTGTCGTGATGCCTAAATATGCGGCTGGAAAATACGCATATGGAATATCAGATCGTTCTGGTTTTCGTTATCGTTTAAGAGACATGCGAAAAGAATGGAACGGATTTCTCGTGGGCAAAGACGAGTATGAGGAGAAGCACCCTCAATTAGAACCTCGTAGACACCCAACAGATGCAGAGGCTTTAAGAGATCCGAGGCCAGATACAAATAACATCATTCCTATAACAGCAGCTATACCTTCTTTTAATTTAGAGACATTAGAATTTATCCCTGTGCCACTTTTATTGGGAAAGGTTGGCACAGTTAGTTTTGGTGGCACTGTTGTAACGCCTACAGACGCTACTGTAAGTGGTGTGTTAGCCACCGCTTCTGTGGGTACAGTTTCAGTATCTGTAAGCGGGGCTATAGCTCAAACATTTACTGTTACTGTTCAGTCTTACTATGGCGCTAATAAATATTACATTGATGGCTCTCGTCAAGCTACGGTCACTTTATCTGAAGGCAGCACATATCGTTTTGATCAGTCAGATTCCAGTAATTCAGGGCATCCTTTAAGGCTATCTGCCACATCTGATGGCACACATGCTGGCGGCTCAGAGTATACAACAGGAGTTACTACAAATGGCACCCCAGGCTCCTCTGGAGCTTACACACAAATAACTGTGGCCTCTGGAGCGCCAACTCTTTATTATTACTGCACAAACCACTCTGGTATGGGCGGACAGGCGGATACACCATGACATATACATTAACAACATTGAAACAAGCAATTCAAGATTATACAGAAAACAGTGAGACTACTTTTGTTAATAATCTTGATAACTTCATAAAGAACACAGAAGAACGGTTACTGAAACTTATAGATCTTGATTTTTTTAGAAAAAACGCCACTGCTGCAACCAGTTCAGGTAATAAGTTTTTAGCTATTCCTTCAGATTATTTAGCTTCGTTCTCTCTTTCTTTAATAAAAAATAATGAAAATATTTTTCTACTACAAAAGGATGTCAACTTCTTACAAGAGTATACACCAAACCCAGCAACCACAGGAACACCAAAATATTATGGTATTTTTGATGTAGATAATTTTATACTAGCCCCGACTCCTGATGCGGCTTACACATGTGAACTTCATTACTACTATAGGCCAGCATCTATTACAGGCAGTGCAGGAACTTCTTGGTTTGGGGAAAATGCTCCAGACGCACTTTTATATGGTTGTTTAACTGAGGCTTATGTATTTATGAAGGGTGAACCTGCTTTAAGCCAACAATATGAAAAGCGTTTTGTTGAAGCTGTTACTCGTTTAAAGAACTATGGAGAAGGTGTAGAGAACACGGATGCGTATAGAACGGGCTTAGTTAGAACCGCAAGAACATAGAAGGGTAGTCATGTTAAAAAAGCTGGAGGGCAAAGAAGTCGCTATTGTAGCGATGGGGGGTAGTTTTAGTGACTACGTTTTACACAGGATAAATTCTAAAAAATTTGATGAAGTATGGGGCATAAACAGTTTGGGTGCGGTTTTACATGTTGATCGTACCTTTATGATGGACCCTGCAAGTAGGTTTTTGGACGATGTAAAGGCAGGTCTTCAAACAGGAGTTGCTAGAGAGTTTTTGTTAGAAACTCAAAACAAAGGGCCAATTTACTCTTGTGAATTAGACAAAAGAGTTCCAGAGATAGTTGAGTACCCTTTAGAAGATGTTATTAAAGAAGTCTCTTTTTGTTACTTTAATAACACCGTAGCGTATGCTTTGGCGTTTGCCATCTACTCAAAAGTAGCAAAACTTTACTTGTATGGCATAGATTTTAGCTACAAACAAAATCTACATTTTGGAGAGGCAGGCCGTTCATGTGTAGAATTCTGGTGTTCTGTTGCATTATCTAGAGGCATTCCAGTTGAAGTAGCACCTAGATCCGGTTTGCTTGACACAAACGTGCCAGAAGAAGAAAAATTGTATGGATACCATAGATTAGATGATCCTTTAGTGCAAAGGATGGTAGACGGTCAGCTTATCATATCAAAAAAAAGTAAAATATCTGAATACATGAAAGAAGAAGAACTCTCTCCACCAGAACCGCTAGACTGTAAAGAGCCTGTGTTAATAGGCAGGCATGACGTTCCAAACGTAAGTTATGAGGAAAAAAATGATTAGTTTTGAAACAGGTGTTCAGGTAAATTCTGTTAATGTTATGACCTCTGATGAAGGTGGGCACAGCACAGAGCAGCTTGTTGAATTAGCTATGGATAAAATTTTGCGTGTGTCGGATACCGCGCCGCCAGTGATAAAAGAACAGGCAGAAGTTTTTCAAAACAATATACGTCATGTATTGTATCACTACCTAGAGTTGGCAAGAAAAGAAGAACGTGCTAGTATCGCACATAAGATGGCAAAAGCTGGGAACAGCGAAATGGCGGAACTAGTCAGGAGAATATAGACATGGCTATAGCACAAGCTATGTGTACCTCTTTTAAGAAAGAACTTTTAGAAGGTGTTCACAACTTTAAAAACTCAGGCGGCGGAACATTTAAATTGGCTCTGTACGCTGAGAGTTCTGGTGGTAAATCTTCCACAACTGCAACATTAGGTGCTGCGACAACAGTATTTACAACCACGGGTGAGGTTGCTTCTAGTGGCACATACACAACAGGTGGCGGAAGCCTAACCAGAGTTGACCCAACATCATCTGGAACAACTGGGTTTACAGATTTTGCGGATTTTAGTTTTACCACAGCTACAATTACTGCTATGGGTGCGTTGATTTACAACAGTTCTCAAAGTAATAAGGCTGTTGCAGTTTTGGACTTTGGATCTAATAAAACATCAACATCTGGCACTTTTACCATTCAGTTTCCAACAGCAAACGCTTCTAGTGCTATTATACGCATAGCTTAGTGGAGTAATCCATGAGCGCGGCTAATGTAACTGGCTGGGGTAGAGGCACTTGGGGCGCAGGTGCGTGGAACCAAGAAGTTCCTGTTGAACTGACAGGTCTTGCTGGAACAAGCGCACTCGGAACTTTAACAATTGCAACAACAGGTAACATTTCTGTTGGCCTTACTGGTGCTGCTGGAACAGCGGCTGTTGGTAGTGCTTTAGCTGGTGCTGGCGCAAGTGTTACTGAGACAGGATTACAGGCAACAGTTAGCTTTGGTGATGAATCAGTTGTGGGAACAGCCCTTGTATCACCAACAGGACTTGCTGGAACCAGTGCTGTAGGAACCTCCGTAATAACTACAATTACGGGGGTTGTGGTCACGAGTTCCGAAATGGTTAGTTTTGTTGGCAATGTTTCAATTCCTGTAGATATTCCTGTAGGATTGTCTGCAACAGGAAATATTGGTACAGTGACCATATGGCAAGAGGTTGTTCCTGGCGTAACAACAAACTGGATTGAGGTAGCAGCGTAATGGCAAGTTCATATACTTTAAACACAGGCATAGAAAAACCAGCTACTGGTGAACAGGCTGGCACCTGGGGTACAACCACAAACACTAATTTTGATATTATTGACCGCGCTTTGAACGGCGTTGGCACAGTAACGCTATCTGGAACAACGCACACGTTGACTACATCAGACGGTTCTTTGTCTGACGGCATGTTTAAGGTATTGGTGCTGAGTGGTTCACCGTCTGGAACAAACACGATAACAGTTTCTCCCAACGATGCAGACAAACTGTACTTTGTGCTAAACAGTTCTGGTCAGTCTGCTATTTTTAGCCAAGGCAGCGGTGCAAATGTTACAGTTGCTAACGGCAAAAGTGCAATTATATCTTGTGATGGCGCAGGATCAGGAGCCGCTGTAACTGATTTAACTTCTACTTTTGTCCCTGAATTAGCTAACGATGCTAGCCCTGTTCTTGGTGGAACATTAACAACTAACGGCAATCTTATACAGGTTGGGGACAGTGGTTCCGCTTCTGATGACCGCCTACAGTTTGGTGCGAGTCAAGATTTAGAATTGTACCACAATGGTTCTGCCAGCTACGTAGACAACAATACTGGTCATCTTTATCTAAGAAACAACGTGGATGACGATGATGGCGGCAATATCTACATACAGGCTAAAAGTGGTGAAGACGGTATCGTTGTTAACGATGATGGTGCAGTTCAGCTTTACAATGATAACTCATTAAAGGCGGCTACTTCTTCTACAGGCTTTTCTGTTACTGGCACTGTTCTTGCTACCACTGATACAGACACAAGCAACACAGGGACTGTAACACTAGACTTTCAAGCAAACCAAAATTTTATTTTGACGCTAACAGGCAACGTGACTTTGGCAAATCCGTCTACTGAACAGACAGGTCAATCTGGGTTTATTATCTTTATCCAAGACGGAACTGGCTCAAGAACAGTTACTTTGGGAACTGATTATGAAACGGCAGGTGCAGGGGGTTTAACTCTATCTACTGCGGCAAGTTCTGTAGATATTGTGCCGTATGTTGTACAAAGTTCTGGAAACATTTTGCTGGGTACACCGCAACTTGCTTTTGCATAGGGGTTAATATGTCAGGTCCATTTGGTGCAGGTGCTTTACAGTTTTTTGGCGGTGCAGATGATTTCTATTCGCATAAAATAAATCAATCTCTGCGTTTTGAGGATGGTGATA